TAACGGGGAAAATGGTAAAACCTACATATACCTATTTGTCTTGCTACACCAAAGACTCGGATTTGCCACCTCACACAGACCAAGCTGACTGTGAGTACACAGTATCATTTATAATAGAAAAACCGGTAAACACACACTGGCCTATATTTTTAGATAAGACCAAACAAGCTGTAAAACATAAAGGACGTTACCAGGAGAAACCCGAAAAAGAAAATTGCATTGCGTGTGATTGTGAATCAGGTGGATTGATGATATTTAACGGAACTGATCACATACATTACCGTGAAGCATTAGAATACGACTATTACAATATAGTATTGCTGCATTACAGATGCAGTTAAAATTACGGCAACAATAGAAACTTATTAATGACGAGCAAACATTCGTATGGAATGGATTGAAAGCATTGGGCATTCAAAACGAATCTTTTAAGTTTTACAAATTTTACGTAATTTAAATACATGAATCGGTATTGTAGCTTGACAATAGGAGTATGTCTCTGGTACATATAATTGCGTGTACACGGATAAAACAATGTTAGTTTGAGTCCTTCTTCTGCTTCTAGCATTTTGTTTAAATAAAAGTCAACCTTACTATATATTTCGTCTAGTAAAACTAAGGCAATATTATCACAAACAACCGTGTTGCAGTTACTAGCGACGCAACTATTCACATAGTTAGTATTCACTAAGTTAGTATTCACATAGTTATTATTCATAAATTTACTGTTATGAATAATAAACAATAAAATTTTAGTAATAAATTTGATATCAATTTTTGATAGAGATTAATTGGACTATTAAAAAAGTGGCTTTACTGAATTGGCAAATATGCATAACGTCCTTTACCGGTTCCATTGCAGAAAGAACAGGTTTTTAATTTAGTGTTGTCACATCGCCAGCAACCATTATCACATTTTTCACAAACAACGTATCCGAAGCCATTACAATAGTGGCAGGTGATTGATTGTTTAGATAGTTTGTTGTTTATGGATTCGGTTGTTCGCGTAATAAAACCGGCAATGTTAGGTGGGATTTTAAAATTAGCTTGGTGTAGGGTAAAACCAACACGTTGAGTTTGTTTTTGATTTAAACGTGGATAAAATCTGTGATGTGTTTTATGTGTAGGTAGATAAGCTCTAGATCTTTTTAGTACTATTAGTAGTATTATGGTATATTTAAACATCGTTATAAATCATAATACATTATAACAGTTTAAGTAGTGTTTAAGTCGTTTATGGTAAATTGTATTATAGGATAATAGGTAACTTATCAGAGAGGAATTCACACTGACCATCGGAGTTCCAAGAGGTTTGTATGGTAATGATTTCTACACCGGATGCTTGAGCGGCCCGAACAGCTCCTTTATAAACAGCATCGTTTGGTGAAATTTCGAAAGATGTTGCGTCGTCGCGTTGGATGACGAAACACAAAATGCACCTGATTGGTGTGGTGGAATCAGTTTTCATTTGTTGAAGTTCCTGGACATGTTTTAATGCTCTTGGGCTAATAACGTCTTTTTTGGATTTGCGGTAACCGTCAGGAAAGTACGCAACATTGTTATTTGCTAGTGGAACACTTTTTATTTCCATTATGAATGGAATGTCTTCTGAGTCAATCCCGTAAAAGTCAAATCGCGAGTTAAGTATTTTCACTTCTCTTTTGTATGAAGTAACATTAGTTAAGCAGTTTATTAAGTTATTTACCAACGCTTTTTCGGCGATAATTTCGGCCAATTTGGGATTAATTCCTATACAAGTGTTATTGTCAATCGCAAGCTCAATACGATAAGAGCACACTTGTGTTTTTTTTGTCACTGGAAGAGAAGAAACTAGAACGTGACATCCTTTTTCAGCTAAACCGCAGCAGCCAAGAGAAGGTGAGTGGGCGAGTGACTCGCTATTATCTATAATTATGTCGGCGACATATGGTGTTTTGCATTTTGCGGACGGTCTCTTAACAATTTCACACGATACAACCGGGATAGTAATAAGAATATTATTCATTTTTATTACTATTAACAGTTATATAATTGTTATTGATTTTAACAATAATTTGAAACGTAAATTACGAATATACATATGTTCAATTTTATTGTTCACTCAACGGACGCAACTAAATTAACTATTGTTGGATAAATAAACAGAGACGCAAAAGAAATAGAAACGTTGACAAAACAACAGAATGAAATAGATGAAAGAATTGATATGCTGATGAGGTCGCATTCAATCATAACAAAAACTCGCGAAATTTAAATAATACCATAACTCAAACAAAAGGTTATGAAAAAATATTAAAGCCAAAATTTATTCTTGGTTGCAAACAATTCGTCTAAATATTTTAAATGATATATATACATAGAAATATATTACTAGGTGTAAATATAAAGTTAAAATATAAAGTTAAGATATTATTTTAACTTATCATAATGAAGATAGTAAACATAGCTGCAAATAATCCTATTTTCATTGAATTACAGTATAAAACATTAAAAAAATTGTTGATTTTGATTATGAATACATTATTTTTAATGATGGGAAAAATTGGCCAGATGTAACTAATTTTGGAGATATTAATGAAGGAAAAGACGGAATTAATAAGAAATGTAAAGAATTAAATATACATTGTATTAATATCCCAAATGATAAACATAAATTTATGCAGGATGCATCACGCAGACACACGGACAGCTAACACTTGTATTAAATTATATGAAAAATAATAAAGATGAATATTTAATGCTTGATTCTGACATGTTTTTAATTGATAACTTTGATATAAGCATATACGAATATATATATGTTAAATTGTTGGAGTACGTAAGCAGGGCTAAAAATATTATTACGCAAGATTTTTAGTATAAATTTACTAATGTATTACAATGGCTCCTATTTACATTTACATTCATATTTGTACAAAAAACACATGGATGGATGTATTAAACACACTGATTGTACATATTATGCATAGTAAATTATATGATGTAGTTAGTAAAATAAAATGTTTTGTGTTAGGTACCCTAGATACAATACCGGAATGTCTTAAATATGAAAAAATAGAAATATGTAAAGTAGACACGGATTATAGTCTGTATGAAAGATTTACATTGAAAAATTTATATGACGACTCAATAAAAGAGGATTTTTATGTTTTATATTTACACACAAAAGGTATTACTTACCCTGATTCGTATCCGGTGAATGATTGGGTAAATTATTTGATATATTTCAATGTGTATAAACACAGAGATGCTATAGAAAATCTGCATTTTTATGATACGGTAGGTGTTAATTTACAAAATGGTCCTCATTATTCTGGGAATTTTTGGTGGTCAAAATCATCACACATAAAGAAACTAAATCGCGAAATCGGAATAAATTATATTGCACCGGAAATTTGGATTACTTCCATTAAAAGTAATGTTAGATACCTGGGATTATGGTTGTCTTGTGTTGATCATTATAGAAGTAGATATCCACCGAGTATGTATATCAATAAAGGTTTCAAAAAATATGAATTTCCAGGACCGTATGTTAAAAATCTCAGAGATGTTTCAAATGACTTAGATATTCCTACATAAAAATTCTTCATTATTGTTTTTTATTATGCTTTAAAAAGCGAGAGTTTGTGTAGGTGTGCTACCCATTAAAAAAACGAAAATGGAGCATGTAGAGAAGAAATCTATGTAAAAGTAGAAAATGGCGGCAAATATCGACAAATTTTTGAGGAATTGTTGAGGTTGTTTGAATGGTGGATGATATATGAAGGTAATTAGAACCATAAAAATAAGATAGGATATAAAAGTGAAGTGAATGAGGAGTTCTGGAAATGTGTAGAAAAATGAATTGATAACGATGATTAAAGACCCGAATATTTCAAGTAATATTGCGCCCAGTATTCCTAGTGTGCAAAGCATATTAGGTAAGGAGGTTTTGGATTGTAGATCTTTAACGAGAGGTGTGAAGGTACCTATTTTATTGAAGCCGGCTACTATGAACATGGTAAAAAACAGTGCAATAGACAAAGATTTCGCAATCATATGCGTAGTATAAAGTAGTATATGGTGACAAATAAAAAATATTGATGTGGTGTGAATATATTAAAATATATAGATATTTCAATGGGATGTACGAAAAGAAATCCGAACCCGCCGTGTGCGGAGGGATTTTATGAGAAATTGACTCCTAAAGGGGATTTATGTTGCTATAAAGGTGTGCCTAAAAAAACTAAGAAGAAGTCGCCGTCGCCGGAGAAGAAGAAGTCGCCGTCACCGGAGAAGAAGAAGTCGCCGTCACCGGAGAAGAAGAAGTCGCCGTCACCGGAGAAGAAGACAAAAAAACTAACAGTAAAAAAGGAGTCATCAAATTTGTCGCTGTTGGATTTGGAGAGGTACAATAAACGAGTAGGGTATTATGATGAGTTAACAAATTGTGAGAAGGATCATTCAAAAGGAAGTGTGGTGACAAATTTTAAGTACACGACACCTAGAAACACGTTTGATCACTTGTATTATCATGTGGGGGATTGGAATGATATGGAGAGGTATGTTTTGTTGGATTTACGAATGGAGCAGACGAAGGCGAACAGGTTTAAGCAGATAAAGCTGAACCATACAATATTTAATGATTATGATATTATGGGGGTGGATAATGCACTGAGATACATGTTTTATCACATGAAAAAAGGCATATATGTAAAAATAAGAAACAATAAGTTAACATTTGTGCCATTTTCTAATGTGGAATATAAGAATCCCCACTATACTAGGTTGTATTTAGATGATGATGAAAAGACTTTATTGGAAACTTTGAAAACAGAAATGAACAGGGAAGAGCGGGATGTGAAGAAAATAAAAGAAATACAGGTGAGACTAAATGATAGAGTGCGTAGGTTTAAGGATGAAAAAAAGCAACGAAGAGTTTTGGAAAACAATCGTGAGCTGTGGATGACAAACAATTGTAATATTCGCAGTTTTGGAACAGGAAATATGGAGGGAGACATAAATCACCATGTTTTCAAAGATATGTTTACAGAGTTATGTAAAAGTCGTGAATTAAATGATTGTGAGTTTTGTATAAACGTGCGGGATTTTCCGGTATTGAGACGTGATTTTTTGGATGCATATGATGAGTTGTATGATGATGTGCACAATAGAACATATATACCGAATGAATATCAAAAGACGATGTGTCCAATCATGAGTTGTAGTAAAAAGAAAGAACACGCGGATATGTTGATGGTGAATGCGGATGATTGGATGCGAGCGTCAGGTAAGTATTACATGGATTATGGTGGTTGCACACGTAAAGAAGAAATAAATGAAAGAACTAATCCGGCAACAGGGACAGCATTTAAAGACAAAATAAACAAGATAGTATTCAGAGGATCTGCTACCGGGTGTGGTCTAACAGTGGAAACTAACATAAGATTACGGGCGGCGAAGAAAGGAAGTGAAAACGAAGACATAATGGATGTAGGAATAACAGACTGGAATGCACGAATGAAGAAACCAAAAAACAGCAGCGTAAACATAATAGATGAAACGGGTTTGTCATTTGGACTTAAAAACAAAATAACGGACGATGAAAAGTTTAGTTATAAATACATATTAAATTTGGATGGACATGTGTCGGCGTATCGGTTGGGATCCGAATTAAATTCAGGTTCGGTGATAATAATGCCGGAGTCAGAAAACAAGTTATGGTTTTCGCATATGATGAAACCGTATAAGCATTATGTACCGATCAATGAAAACCTCGAAGACATTCGTAAAAAATATGATTGGTGTGAGAGTCATGAAAAAGAATGTGTCAAAATAATAGAAAACGCGCGTAATTTGTATGGTAAGGTGCTGAGTAAGAAAGGTATATTAGACTACATGGGTGATGCGGTGAAGGTAGCAAGTACGTTAAGAAAGAAAGTGGACTTTAATAAAGGTGTGTTGGATGGTGTGAGAAAAGAAATGAAGATTGCGATAATAACAATTTTTCGGGATGATGTAAGAGGTGGTCGTGAAAATCAGCGTAGGCATTTTTTGGAAATAATGAATGGGATATTTAATGAATGTAAATACAAGATATTTATAGTGGAGCAATCGCAAGACGACGAGAAGTTTAATATAGGGAAGCTAAAAAACATAGGATTTGAGTTGGCGAAGAAAGCGGATGAATTCAGTCACTATGTTTTTACAGATATAGATATGATACCTGATACTAAGTTGATGAAATATTATTTAATGAGGCCACCGGAAGACGGGCCAATTTCGTTGGCAATGGACGGTACGAGGTATCATTCACGTAGGGAATATTATAGTAAACAGGACAAAAACGCGAAACCATTTTTTGGTGGTGTGTGTAGTTTTACCGAAGAGCAGTTTTTGATGGTGAATGGGTATCCAAACAACATATATGGTTGGGGTGGCGAAGATGATGAGTTAGAGTATAGAATAAATCACAATGGTCTTGCTATAGTATATCCGAAGGAAGGAAGTGTAATAGATTTGGAAGAAATAGACGAAAAAGTGATGTTGGATCCGAAGGAAAAGGTTGCAAAAAATATGGGAAGTAAAGAAAAAGAGAAAATGAGATGGGAAAAAACGAACAAAAGCGATACTTGGGATGAAAACGGAATAAAAAATCTTTATTATACGGAGGAATCGGTGACAAAAATAGGGAAAAACGTGATACAAGTATTGGTAAATCTGGATAAAGACGTGGACATGGCGTTGTTTCCGGAGTGGTTTCCGGACACACCTATGAGTGAAAAAGAAATAGCTGAATACAAAAAAGAAATACGACAAATTAAATGGAAAGTGAAAGTGGTATCTGCCTCCGAAAGTTAGGCAATACTAATAAACAATATAAAAATTATATAAAAAGATGAACATTAATAAATGTCGTTTACGATAGAGAAGAAAAGTGAAAGTTATTATAGAATAGTAATAAAAGATTTCAATGATGATGAATTTAATGTGTTTATGGGGAATTATGTAGAGTTGTTTTCTGAAGTCGAGAATGATTCTAGGATATCACTGATGTTTTCTAGTTTAGAGTTGACGAACATAACGCTGAATCAGATTTTAAAGTTGTCGTTATTTTTGCAGAAGATGAAACCGACTCATAGAAAGAAGTTGGAGAAGTTTGCGATAGTGGTGACGAGTGAAAAAATAATAAAAATGCTGAATATAGTGTTTGTGTTAGTGCCGCCAGTGCGTCCTTACATTGTGGTTATGACTGATGAAGATGGGGAACGGTTTTTGAATAATTTGATGTGAACATAGACCAGAATATTAAAATCAAAGTTTGTATTCTATGTTGTAGAAGCGGGGGTTGGGTTTTGAGAAGTGGCAAATAGCTTTGATCAATTGATCGTAGTTTTTGTAGGTGGAAATGTTAAATTGGTGGGTGAGGTCATTAATGATGTTTTCTGTCGTATCATGCTGTGTATCGTAATCAAACTGAAGACAAGTATTGTAGCCGTTCATCGTGACAAATAGCTGAATATGATTGATGTTGTCTTTGGTTTTGCAAATAGCACGATTGAGATGGAGTGTTTTCATGTTTAATTATGTGATTGAAATGTTTGCAATTAAACATAATTAATAATTAAAAGCGTTCAATTTTTAAGACAATTAAAACGATAGTTTGATGGGTCTTCCAAATAACAGAGTGATTACCTTTGTTTTGAAGAAGGGAGATGACGTGTGTTTTTTAACTGTATGTTTTTTAACTGTGTGTTTTTTAACTGTATACTTATTGTGGTGATTTTTGTGGTATTTTTTGCGATAATTTTTGCGGGTATATGTACGTTTAGCCATGTTTTATTAAATGTGAAGAAAAAAACTAAACATTAAAAAGTGTTGTAAATGTAATAGAAAAGAAAGATACCGAAGAAGTTTTTGCTGACGAGATCTAGTAAGTTGTATGCAATATTTTTATTTTCAAAATCGAGCATAAAGGCGACGGCATACAGTAGCCAAATGAATACGAAGACGCTGATAAATATTTTGTTAATCAATACGTCACCTAAGAAGTTTGAATAAATGTAGTAAAAGGATACGAAGAAGCAGTAGAGACCAAGTATTAACGAAACGTATTTGTTTAGATAGTTGAGTTCACCGAGTAGACCGAATAGTAACATTAATGAGTTAAATATCCAAATATTGATGAAAACAGGGGTGTAGTTTTTTTTAAAATATGAGAAATCAAGTTTGGATAGTGTGTTTAGTTTGGATGGATTTTTTGGACTATAGTAGTTATTAAACATAAGAAAAAATGATAAAGAAATGAGGAGCATATTGGTTGTCACGAACCAATCTAAATACCGTATGGTTGTTATGTTAGTTTTTGTGTTAATGAAGTAGCCTAGTATAATATAACCAATAAATTCTATGATACTTACTATATATTCTAAGAAGTATGCATTTTTGAGCAGAATTTGATGAGGATTAGTTTTAATGTTTGTCGTGGTATAAAATATTCCTAATGATACAAACTGAACAATCAACGAAAAGTAATAAGAATTTTGGATAGATATCATACAAATATATTTTATATATATAAATATATATATCGTGAAATGAGTAGTTCTTTAAAAATACTTCCTGCTGGTGATTATCCTGAACGTCACCATAATCCAGCTACAACTGTTGGACGTACATTTAACTTTATTACAAACCCACAACCACCAAGGCGAGGCGCTGCCGATGTGTATACTTTTTACGACAACAAGGCCATCAACACGTCACCGGATAAATATGAAGGTAGGCTAAACCGTGCAAAAGAAGCTTACGATAAAGGAAATGTTGATAGAGAAGAAATACGCGACATTGCTAGAGAAATAGGGCACGAAACTAATGTAGGTAGACAGGACGCTCGTGATGAATATAAACAAAAACGGGAGAAAAAATTTCGTGCCCAACAAGAGCAACGCAAAGTGGATCGTGCAGAACAAGCGGCGAAACGTGCGGCGAAACGTGCGGCGGAACGTGCAGAAAAAACGGCAAAACGTGCAGAACAAAAGGCAAAAGGTGCAGATAAAACGCTTCGAAAGTTCGAGGGCGGGTCCGAGAGCGGGTCCGGTATCAAAACCAGAAGAAAACGCAAAGCTAGCAGAAGAAAAAGACGTAGAGCTAGCGCGAAAGCAAAACGCAAAGCTAGCAGAAGAAAAGGTCGCAAGGCAGGAACCCGTAGTAAGAGATAGATATTTGATACAAAATTATTTCAATGAAAATATGAGGTTTTATTATTAGAATCGGCTAAATGTCGGTTTCAGTTGGTTCGGTATCATTGAATATAGTTTCGACTCTCTGGTACATTGCGGAGGCGATGTTGGTTCCAAATCCAACCATATATTCTTGAAAAATGGACCGAATAAGAGCTTTTTGGGTATTGGGCAAATTGTTCCAATCGACATTCATGATAGATAACATGTCTTTGATAGCTTGAATAAGTGGGAAAAGGTACAGCTCATGACAAACTGTGTTAACCATTTCGGTATTGGATATGGTTGGATGCATACGTACGATGTCGAATGGTTGGCGACATAGAGGGCAATTGTTTCTGATAAAAACATGCGTTGAAATGCATGTCATGCAAAACTTGTGCCCACACTTTGTCACGGAGATGTTTGTTTCTCCGAGAACTTCTTGACAAATAGGACACGTATCGTTTTCATCATAAATTTCATCACAACGACGCTTGTTGTGACCTTTTTTTTTACAAATCGTGCACGATTGGTTACGCGTCATGTGTTAATGATTAATAATGAGTGTATTTAATCTTTCTTTATTGTAATCTTGTAATGTTTACAATAAATATGGTGTATAATACTTTACAATTTATCAGGTCAGTGCTATTCTGTGTTAAAGTTGAAGTTGCACTTTTAAGTTGAAGTTGCACTTTTAAGTTGAAGTTGCACTTTTAAGTTGAAGTTGCACATATATTCTTTTTTAGAGGCGCGTCATCTTGCACATATATTCTTTTTTAGAGGCGCTTCAACTTTTAAGAGGCGCGTCACCTTTTTATGAGACACAACAAGCTGTCAAACATTTAGGAAAAAAAATATTTGTAAATATGTAAAATGGCAACCATTAGAGTGGTTCCGTTGAAACGGGGGTTTAGAGACCTAATTTTACATAAAAGTATAGAAAAGTTGCGCGAAGATGGAGTTACTACGGTGAGCGGGTTAAAAAAAACGTTTATAATAGAAAAGCAGTTAATATCGAATAAATTAAAAGGTATTGGATCTAATCATACGAATAGGAATATCAATAGTGATATTGTAGGGGTTCTTGCTAAAAAAATACGATTGATACACAACGGAGTATTATTGGGAAATGCACACAGTTTGTTGAAGATTGATTTAAATTTGTCTGATGTTTTGCATCTAGTATTTGACAGTAGTGATTGCATTACAATAAATGATAGAATTAGATATTAGTTTTCAGAGTGAATTAATTTGGAACTGGATTGCATTTTATAAAAGAATCAAAAATTGCAAACAAAAACAAAAAACAAAAATTGTAAAGATTAACTGAAGTGAGCTGTAAACTAAAGCGAACACAGAGCATTGAAAGATAATGGCGCGAGGTGCTGGACGCGTTTACGCAAGAGCGCCGATCTCTTATCTTGGTGAGAAAAGCTGGCACACACAGGAGACATGGGATGAATTGACAGCGGGCGGAGAGATCGAGTTGCAGAGAAGTTATGTGATCAAGGAAAAAGTTTCGGCGCTTTCCGGTAAAAGCAGCAAAGGTCGTAAGGCGACACCTCCGGCGTATTGGTTGAGCGAGAGCGATGAGAACAGTGAATTGTTGTGGAGATCGTACGACAGAAAAACACAGATTGAAATCAGAATCAAGTATACAACCGGGAAGTATCGGAGGTTGATAGACAAAGAACGGCAAGAGCAGAAGAACCGAGATTTTTTTACAACGGAGATTCGTGGTCGTCCGGTGAAAATGTCTGACGCTGTGCGTTATATCTACACGATGGTTGTGGCGGGTGTTTCGGACAAAGCGGTTGTGTTTGACTTTATTGACAAAGATTATGAGTACTACACGGACAAATTGTTTGTTCCGTTGCTGAAAGAGGTATATGAGATTGTGAGTATTTGCGAGAACATCGATTATGAGGATGTGTGTAAGCAATTGATTGGCAAGAAAACAATGCATGTTCACATCAAAGCATTTAATGCTATTTGGGAGCGATTGAAAGGCAAAAAAAAGGAGCAAAAATGGCGGAGATTCAAATATCCTGTTGGGTATAGTGGGGATGAAGGTGAATGGAATGCGTTGAAACCGATTGTGCAGTTGCTATCTATTCATGATATGGAACTTACACGCTATGTGAATTTGCCCAATGACATTACTGAGGACTTTATTGATTCGGTGTTACGCGAAGAGGTGGGAAAATCTGATGTGAAAGAGCAGAGTAATGATATGCTATCTGAAGATAGAATATCATTGGATGAGTATGAGAGTGGTAATATGGGAGAAGACACTATGAACGATTATGCAGAGGTGAGCAATCTGTTATTTTCTAGTGATGAGCAATATATAAGTGTTTAAGATCAAATAAGTGATGAAATCGCGATGATATAACTTGTAACAAAAAAAATTTTGCCATAATAATATAGATATATAAAATATATACAATATTATGGAAAGGTATTTATTAATTAAAGAAGAAAATCATGAGTTTAATAAAAAAATAAAACAGTTTAAAATGAATATAGATAAAATAACCGAAAATGACAATGTAAGACTATCAGAAGATCAAAGTAAAGAATTAGATAGAGTAAAAGCTACAATGTTGTTTAATCCCCAATCTTACAACCTTAGTAAATCATTAATGGATTATATAGATGATGAGGAAAATGCATGGAAGCGTGCGGCAGAGGCAGAGGAAAATGCACAGCATCGTGCGGCAGAGGCAGAGGCACAGCAGAGTGCGGCAGAGGAAAATGCACGGCT